CAAGGTCGAGGTGCGCGGCAACGGCAACATCATCCCCAAGCAAGCCGCCGGTAGAGCAAAGATCGATCCGCTGATCGCCACGTTCTGCGCCGCGATCCTCATGTCGTGGAATCCGGTGACGGCGCGGCGCCAGCACAACATTTTCGTGATCTAGCCTCTCTCGCCTCAACAACATCAATTCGAAAGGCGGTCGCCATGAACCGCGCCTTTGCCATTTTGGAAATCAAGGAAATCACCGAGCACACGCGCACGTTCGAAGGCATCGCCTCGACGCCGACGCCGGATCGCGTTGGCGACGTGGTCGAGCCGTTGGGCGCGCAATTCAAATTGCCGATGCCGCTCCTACTCGATCATTCGAGCCGCGACCAAGTCGGCCACGTCGAATTTGCCAAGCCGAACAAGAGCGGGATTCCGTTCCGCGCCAAGATCACGCGCATCGACGAGGACGGCGACGCCAAGCGGTTGACCGACAAGGCTTGGCATTTCGTCAAGCATGGGCTTCGGCAGTTCGTCTCGATCGGCTTTCGCGCCATCGAGGACGGCATCGAGGTCATCGAAAACGGTTTCCGTTTCAAAAAATGGGAATGGCTCGAGCTTTCCTTGGTGTCGATCCCGGCGCAGCCGGAGGCCGTCATCACGCAATTGAAATCGATCGACGCTGCATTGCTGGCCGCGACCGGCAAAACGCAACGCAGCGTCGAGCAAAACCCCGCCGGCGACTCGGCAAAACGATCAACCACGACAGTGATCAAGGCCCTGGAGGGCCGCCGAGCTATGGCAAAGCAAACTTTCGCCGAACAGATTTCGGCATTTGAGAACACGCGCGCCGCCAAGGTGGCGGAAATGGACGCGCTGATGAACGAGGTTTCCGACAAGGGCATCACGCTCGACAGCGCCCAGAAGGAAACCTACGACGGCCTCGACATCGAGGTGAAGGAAATCGACGAGCATCTGGTGCGGTTGCGCGCCTCGGAAAAGCGCAACATGGAACAGGCGCGCGGCGTGCAAGGCACAACGCAACGCGCCGCATCGGAATCGCGGGGCTCGCCGGTCATCGCCGTGCGGCCAGCGCTGCCGAAGGGCGTCGGCTATATCCGGCTGTTTGGCGCTCGCTATCTCGCCAAGGAGCACCACGTTCATCCGGCCGAAATCGCGCGCTCGAAGGGATGGGGCGACGACATCGAGTCGGTGCTCAAGATTCCGATGGACGTTATCGAACGCGCTGCGGTGGCGGCCGGCACCACGACCGACGCGACGTGGGCCGGGCCGTTGGTGGTGGCGCAAAACCTCACCAACGAATTCATCGAATTGCTTTATGCGGCATCGGTGGTCAACCGCATCCCTGGACTCACTCGGGTGCCGTTCAATATCAAGGTGCCGCGCGAAACACTCGGCGCGGTGGCGGCGTGGGTCGGCGAGGGCAAGCCCAAGCCGGTCAGTCCGATGGCGTTCGACAGCGTGTCGCTCGCCTTCCACAAGCTCGCGGGCATCGTTCCGATCACGGTCGAATTGATGAAATTCTCATCGCCGTCGGCGGAAACGCTGATCCGCAACTCGCTGGTTGCGGCCATCACCAAGCTGGTCGACACCACGTTCCTCGACCCGGCGATCGCGGCGGTGACCGGCGTGTCGCCGGCATCGGTGACCAACGGGGTGTCGGCGATTCCATCGACCGGCACGACGCCGGAAGCGTTGCGCACCGACCTCTACACGTTGCTCGCCACCTATGCGACGGCGAACCAATCGACCGACGGCTTGGTGCTGGTCATGCGTTCGTCGCTTGCGCTTGGCATCGGCATGAGCCGCAACGCATTCGGCATGCAGGATTTCCCCGGCATGAGCAAGGAGGGCGGCACGCTGGAAGGCATTCCGGTGGTCGCCTCGCAAAGCGTGCCCACCGGGCTCGTCATCGCGATCAACGCGCCGGAAATCTTGCTGGCCGATGACGGCGGCGTCGACTTCTCGGTTTCGACCGAGGCGTCGTTGCAGATGGACAGCGCACCGGACTCGCCGGCCACCGCGACAACCATCATGGTTTCGCTGTGGCAGGCGAACATGGTCGGCATCAGGGCCGAGCGTTTCATCACGTGGGTCAAGGCGCGCACCGGCTCGGTGCAATATCTTTCCGGTGTCACCATCGCGCCGACGCTCGACGAGGCGGCAATAACGCAACGGCTGAAGGACGAAGAAGAAACCACGCGACGGGTGCAGCAAGAGGCGCAGCGGGCGCAGCTTGAAGCCGCCACTCGGCAGCCGCAACCTCGATAATCCGCGCGGCAGCAAACGCCCGCCGGCCCGCAATTTGGGCCGGCGGGTTTTCGTCATTCAAGGGAGGCCGGGCAATGGTCAAGGTCAAAGCGTTGCAGCGCGTCTATTGCGCCGGGCGGGAATACAAGCAAGGCGATGAATTCGACGCCACGGAAAGACAGGCCCTGACGCTTGGCGCCATTCGCAAGGTGATGCGCGCCGAAACCGCGCCGCCGCAGCAACCGGAAAAATCGGACGAGCCGCAAAAGGGCCGGCACAAACGCCGCGACATGCGGGCCGAGGATTAGCGCACCGTGCGCTTGTTCGGCCTCGAAATCACGCGCGCCAAGGCGCTGCGGCCGACGCCGACGCTGTCGCCGCCGTCATCGCGCGGCGGTTGGTGGCCGGTGGTGCGCGAGCCGTTCACCGGCGCGTGGCAGCGCAACATCGAGGTGACGCTCGAAGATTCGTTGTCCTATTGGGCGCAGTTTCGTTGCATCTCGCTCATTTCCGGTGACATCGCAAAAATGCGGTTGAACCTCGTCGAGCAAGACGAAAACGACATTTGGACGCCGACCTATTCGCCGGCATTTTCGCCGGTGCTTGAGGCGCCGAACGGCTACCAAAACAGAATCCAGTTCATTCAGAGTTGGATGGAAAGCAAGCTTGCGCGCGGCAACACCTACGTGCTCAAGGCGCGCGATCAGCGCAACGTCGTGACCGAGCTTTATGTGCTCGATCCCACGCGCACGCGGCCGCTCGTGGCGCCGGACGGCTCGGTTTACTATCAGCTTTATCGCGACGACCTATCCGGCATCCCCGAGGACATGCCGGCGGTGCCGGCGTCCGAAATCATCCACGATCGATGGAATACGCTCTACCATCCGCTTTGCGGCCTGCCGCCGTTGTACGCCGCCGGCATCAATTCGTTGCTCGCCGCCGGCATTCAAAGAAGCACCGCGCAGCTATTCCTAAACGGCGCGCAGCCGACCGGCGTTTTGACCTCGCCGCACATCATCGACGACGCCAAGGCCGAGCAATTGCGGGAGCGATGGAAAACCCGAGGGCCGGGCCAAGTCGCCGTGTTGGGCGACGGGCTCACGTTCCAGCCGATCAGCACCAACGCGGTCGAGTCCGACGTGATCAATCAATTGAAATGGACCGACAGCATCATCGCCGGCGTTTACGGCGTGCCGGCCTACATGATCAACGCCGGCACCGCGCCAGCTTACAACAACGTCGAGGCGCTCAATCAGCAATACTATTCGCAATGCCTGCAAATCCACATCGAGTCGATCGAGCAATGCCTCAACGTCGGCCTCGGATTGCTCGCCGTGCCGGGCAAGGTTTACGGCACGCGGTTCAACCTCGACGACCTGTTGCGGATGGATTCGGCGACGCAGATCAAATCGCTCGGCGACGCGGTCAAGGGGATTCTGTCGGCCGACGAGGCGCGCAAGAAATTGAATTATCCGCCGACGCCGGGCGGCAAGGCGGTGCTCTCTCAACAACAAAACTTTTCGCTTGAGGCTCTTGCAAGGCGCGACGCGCAGGCCGATCCGTTCGGCACCGCGCCAAAGCCCGCGCCGCAGCCGCAGGATCAAACCGCCAACGACAATTCGCCGGACAACCTGGCGGCCACCCAAACGCTCGCGGGTTGGGCGATGAAGGCGTTTTTCGAGCGTGATGGATCGGAGTCCTTTGCCCGCCCTTTTTTGCGATACGACCCAAACCAACCTCGCGACGATGACGGCAGATGGACGGATACCGGTGCCGATTTCCCCATTGCCGGCGAAAAAGTGTCCGGCCTGATCGTCGATGACGACGTTCCAAACTCCGCCTCGATCGGCGCAAGCCTTGACGACTACACCGTGCAAGAGGGAATTCGCGAAATCCCATTTTCGGCATTTTCAGCCGCAGGAAATCCGACCCGCGATCGCCGCACTAACGCGCTTGCCGAGGCCATTGAACAAAGCGGCCATATCAAACCGCTCATCGTAGTCATCGAGGAACACAACCGCGCCGCCGGCCCGTATATTCTCGAAGGCGCGCACCGTTTTGATGCGTTGCAAATCTTGAAAAAGAAAACTTTCCCGGCGTTGGTGGTGATCGACCATCAAAAATTCGGCGACGCGGCAAAGGGGCGGAAATTCGACCCTAATCAGCCGCGCGACGACGATGGTCGTTGGACCGACACCGGCGGCGGCACGATCAGCGAGCCGTCGGGCGATCCGCAAGGCATGTCGCACGAAAACGTGCAAAAGGTTGTCAACGAGGTGGCTAAGGATTTGGATTTCGATCCGACGATGATCGAAATCGTCGACGGCAAGCAAACGTTTGAGCTTAACGGCCTCATGCGCTCAGCGGCCGGGCTGGCAAGGACCGACAAAATTGGCAAGGACGAAAAGGTCATTACGATCTTTGCCAACAACGTCAATTTCGGCAACGTCGACGGCGTGATCGCCCATGAAATCGAACATATAAAATACGAAACCGCGCTTAACCGCTATCGCACGGATTTCAACGCGATCATGGCCGAACCCGGCAAGACCGATGACGTAATGCGAGCCGACGGCAGTTTGAAACCGGCTTACGCCGACAAATATCCGGCTTATACGGTCATGCACGAGGCGCTGCATTCGCACGGCACCATGGCGTTTGCAACATCGGATGGCGTATCGGACTACAGCTATGAATGGTGGAATCGCTGGATCGATCGCGGCAAGCATGGCGTCGACGCTAAAAGCGCGATGCACGAAACGCTCGCCGAAATGGCCCGCGTCAAATACACGACCAAAGAATTCCCCGATCACATGGGCGAGCGGGTGATCAGCTATCGCGAGCGATTGAGCGGAAGCGAGACGCCGCCAAAGCCATCGAAAGCGCAAATCGAAAAGAACGCAAAGCTATGGCGCAATCTTTACGGCGCGGTCGATAAGGTTTGGAAAATGAAATGATCGACACCGCGACCGTGCAAGGAAGGCCGGCCGAGGTCGTTTACATCAACGACGAGCATCAACCTGTTGCGAAAGACAAGGCGACGTTGATCAAGGTCATTTTTACCGATGCCCAAGGCGGCATTGTTTACCTGACCGGCGACGCGGCAAAGACCGATGGCGGCGCTTGAGGGCCACCCATGACCCCAAAAGAGATTCAAGCGATCATTGAGGGCATCGGCCCGGCGATCTCCGATCGCATCAACAAATTGTTTTCCCCGCTCGCGCAACGGCTCGATGCCGTTGAAGGGCGCGAGCCAATCAAGGGCGCGACCGGTGATCCCGGCCCGCCCGGCAAAGACGGCGCACCGGGTCGCGACGGCAAGGACGGCGCGCCGGGCCTCGATGGAAAGGACGGCGCGCCGGGCCTCGATGGCAAAGACGCCGACACCGAAAAGATCATCGCCGAGGTCGCGGTCAAGATCGACGCGGCCAACGACAAGCTCGCCGAGGCGGTGGCGCGAATTCCGCCGGGCAAGGATGGCGAGCGCGGGCCACAAGGCCCACCGGGCGAGCGCGGCGAGCCGGGCCGCGACGGCCGCGATGCGTCGGACCTCGGCGTCATCGAGGCGCTGATCGCGGCCGAGGTGCGCGGCTACATCGACGAAAAGTTCAAGGCGATGAAATGCACGACGCCCGACGACGGCCGCACCATCGTGATCGAAATCGGCGGTGTCATTCGCGAAATTAAAACGGCGATCCCGCTCGATCGCGGGGTGTGGCGCGACGGCGAATATCGAAAGGGCGACAGCGTTTCGCACGGCGGATCGGTTTTCATTGCGCAGGCCGACACCGCCAAGAAGCCGGAAGCGATCGACGGCGATTGGCGGCTCGCAATCAAGCGCGGTCGTGACGGCAAGGACGGCAAGCCCGGCGAGCGCGGCCCGCAGGGGCAGCGCGGCGATCGCGGCGAAACCGGCGCGCCGGGGTATCGGGCTTAAATGGCGCTCAAACAGATCACGCCGCAACTTTACACGGCGGTCGAGCTATCGATCGCGAAATGGCATTTGCGCGTCGATCACGACGACGACGACGATCTCATCCAACGATACCTCGCCGCAGCCGAACGCCACGCCGAGACGTTCACCGGCCGGGTGTTTGTCGACCAGACGTTCGACCTCGTGCTCGATTCGTTCCCGGCCGATGAAATCGTCATCCCAAATCCGCCGTTGATCGAGGTGCTCTCGGTCAAATACGGATACGCCACGAGCGAACAGACGATGGACCCGGCCGGCTATGCGGTCGACGGCTCGCGCGAGCCGGCTTGGCTCGTTGCGGCGGGCGGTTGGCCTGTCGGCGTGAGCGGCGGCGTGCGCGTCCGCTTTCGCGCCGGCTACATCGACAACCAACCCGACCCGCCGGTTGGCGAGCTTCCCAAGGACATCGAGTCGGCGATCCTGATCAATCTCACGACGCTTTACGACAACCGGCAAAACGTCGTCATCGACCAGACCGTGACGGCGTTGCCGTGGGGTTGGGAGCAATTGCTACGCCCGCATCGCATCTGGACCGCAATGGCCTGAATCTCAAACTTAACCCCGGAGGACATCGCTATGGCTGGCAGACTTGAGGACGTTGTATTGGACAACGGGCTAACCATTCTCGACACCGCGCCGACGCATATCGTGATTTGCTCGGGCGAGCCGACCACCATCACGCACGCCTCGGTCGCCGGCAACACCGCCGGCGGAACCTCGGTGCTTGGCTGGAAAAGCCTCGCGGCGGGCAGCGTGTTCGGCGCACCGGGCGCGGCCGGCGCCACCGGTCGCAAGGTGTCGTCGGTGACGGTGACCGACGGCACGTTTTTGACCTCGGGGACGGCGAATTGGTGGGCGATCATCGCCGGCACCTCGACGTTCTATGCGCACAATTCGCTGTCGTCGTCGCAAGTCGTCACCTCGGGCAACAGTTTTAGCCTGAACGTGTTCGACATCACGATTCCGAATGCTTAAGGCGGCGCAATGCAATCGGTCACCAAGCCCTGCCGACACGGCCGGTTTTCGTTCTTTCCCGATGACGCCTATGTCGGGCGCTCGCTGTTGCTCTATGGCGAATATGGCGAGTGCGAATTGCTCGCCATGCGCAAGATGCTGTGTCCCGGCAATGTCGTCGTCGAGGTCGGGGCCAACATCGGCAGCCTGACGATCCCGATGGCGCAGATGATCGCGCCGGGCGGCAAGTTGATCGCGTTCGAGCCGCAACCGCTCAACGCCGCGTTGTTGCGTGCCAACGTCGCGGCCAACGATCTTGCTGGCGTGGTCGAGGTGATCGAGGCGGCGGCGAGCAATCATTACAGCTTGATGAAAATTCCGAAGCTGGATGAGCTTGGCCATCGCAATTTCGGCGCGGTCGAGGTCGGTGGTGGCTCGCTCGACGTGACCTGTCAGCCTATCGACGGGCTCAAGCTCGATCGGCTCACCATGCTCAAGATCGACGCCGAGGGCCACGAGCTTGAGGTGATCGAGGGCGCGCGGCAAACCATCGAGCGGTTTCAGCCGATCCTCTATGTCGAAAACGACCGCGAGGACAAAAGCCGGGCGCTGATCGCCGCCATCACCGACCTCGGCTACCGGCTGTATTGGCACCGGCCGATGCTTTGGAATCCGCAAAATTTCGCCGGGCACAAAAAGAACGTGTTCGGCGAGGTGGTGTCGCTCAACATGCTCGGCGCGCACAACGAAAGCGGCATCGCCGTTTCCGGCATGGAGCCGGTCGCCGATCTGAGGTTCGATCCGCAGATTTATCAGCGCGAGATTGTCCGCTACGAAAAGATCGTCGAGCGCGAGCCTGACGACCTATGGTCGCGGTCGTTGCTCGCCCACCTCTGCAACCTGATGCAGGACACCGAGCGCGCCCGCGCGTTGCTCGACGAAAACATTGCGAAGGATAGCGGGCATCTGCCGTCGATCATGATTCGCGGGCTCTACGAATTGCAGCAAGGCAATTGGCGCACCGGATGGGCGGCCTACGAGACGCGCTATCTGCAACCCAACACGCGGCCGTTCGGCGATCGGCCGCACGACGGCGTGAAATGGGCCGGTGAGCAAACCGACGAGCCGCTGTTGCTATGGGCCGAGCAAGGCTTTGGCGACTCGATCATGTTCGGCCGCTTCATACCGCAAGCGTTTGCCCGCGCGCCGAACGCGTTCGTCGAGGTGCCGGCGAATCAATACGAGCTTTTCGAGCTTTCCGGCTTGGTGCCGCCGGGCCGGCTGTGTCGCATCGGCCGCACGCTGCCGCGTTACACCAAGCATTGCTCGTTGCCGTCGTTGCCGTGGGCGCTCGGCGTCGCAACCGACGACGACATTCGTTGCAAGCCGTACATGCGCGCCGATCAAAAGATGGTCGACAATTGGCGCGATCGCGATCTGCCCAAGATCGGGTTTTGCTGGCAGGGCTCGCCCCTTTCGGAACGGGCCTACACGCGCGACCTCAACCACGAACTGTTTCGCCCGCTGACGGCGCGGCACGGCGGGTTCTTTTCTCTCGCGCATGTCAACCAATTCGACGGCTACGCCGACACGGCGGCCTGCATCGCCTCGCTCGACCTGGTGATCACGGTCGACACCTCGGTCGGGCATCTGGCCGGCGCGCTCGGCAAGGAAACGTGGTTGCTCATATCGTTCGATTGCGATTGGCGATGGGGCCTCAAGGGCGAGCGAACGCCCTGGTATGACAGCGTGCGAATTTTCCGCCAACCGACGGTGCTGGATTGGCCGAGCGTGGTCGAGCGGGTCGACGATGCGTTGGCGCAACGGTTTCAGGAAAAGGCGGCATAGGAGGCAACACCATGACCGATAAGATCGAGCCGAAACCCAAAGGCAAGCCCGAGGATAAGCCCGACAATCCGAACAAGCCCGACAAGCCGGAAAAGCCGGATGACGGCGGGCACGTCACGCTGTCGGCAAGCAATCTGGTCGGCGGCAAGCCGATCACGTCGGGGCTCTGATCGATGGCGCTCACTCTTGGCGATCAAGTGCTCGATGCCGGCTTGGCCGCGCTCGACAACGATTGCGATAAAATCTTTATTTGCTCGGCCAAGCCGACGACCTACACCGAGGCGACCGCGACGTTTGCGTTGGGCAACAAAAATTGGGGCGCCGGCGCCGCGTTCACCGCGCCGGCGGCGGGCTCGCCCGACGGCCGGATCGTCAACTCGGTTGCGATCACCAACGGCAGCGTGACCGGCACCGGCACCGCGACGCATTGGGCGGCGGTCGATAGCGCAGCCTCGCGCTTGCTCGCGACCGACGTGGTGGCGGCCTCGCTTGCCGTGACCAGCGGCCAGCAATTCACGCTCGCTTCCTTTGCCGTGCATATGCTCGGGGCGGCGGCCGGCGGTTTGCTGGACGGTTCCGAATCTGACGGCACCAATCTGATCACCTCGGGCGGCACCGGCATGACCGCCGGATGGGGTCCGGTCGAGGCAACCTTTACCAACGCCACGACGACAGACCCGAGCGGCGGCAGCGCGGCGTCGTCGTTGATCGAAAGCGCCAACAATACTCGGCATATTTTAAGCCGCTCCGAAACCGGCATGCCGGCAGACACCAATCTAACGTTTTCTGTTTATGCCAAGATGAACGGCAGGCGATATCTGGTGCTGAATGTGGCCGACTTGGCGACCGGCTCGGCCGAGTTTTTGACGGCGATCTTTGATCTTCAAGCCGGCGCCGTCACCGATAGCGACATCGTCCACGCCGGGACGGGGACGGCCATAGTGTCGACGGCGATCGCGGCAGCCGTCAATGGTTTCTACAAATGCAGTCTCACTTACAAAATCGACACGACGACCACGGGAATATATTTGCAATTCTTTATGTCGAATGTTGCCACCTATGGAGCACCGCTGCAATTCGACGCGCCACAGTACACCGGCGATGGTTCGTCGCTGATCTATCTTTGGCGGCCGAAATTGGCGGCGTGATCGACATGGTCAATCCAAAAGCCCTTGCGTTCAAGTCGCGTGACGGCACGGCGCAACGAACGTGGGGCGCCCGGCTGGCCGACGTTGTGAACGTCAAGGATTTTGGCGCCAAGGGCGATAATTCCACTGATGACGGGGCGGCGCTTCAGGCGGCGCTTGATGCCGCCTTCGGATCGTCGGGGGGGCCCCATAATGAGGACGGCGCAAAGCAGAATCGAATGGTAGTGCTGCCGGCTGGCATCTATCGCACAACGATACCGTTGAACATCACCAACGTCTACGGCGGCCGCATTGTTGGCGCCGGGATGAATGCGACCAAAATCCTTTACACCGGCGGCAATGGCAATGGTTACAACGGTCTAACAACCATCCTCACCGCCAACTTCATGACCTTTACGTCAATTGAGGACTTAACGCTGGAATTTTCTGGCTCACCGGCGAGCCCGGTATGTTTTCATCATTTCAAGTCACCTACCTTTGCGAACAGCAACGCCGGCAGCGGCAATTTGTTTTTGAACGTCAGATTTAAACACGCCGTTACCGGATGCCTGCTTGGCTATGGCACCGCCAGCCTGTGCTCCGAGGGTGTGTTCGTAAATTGTCACTTCGATGATCATACGTGGGGGCTGCGCGTTGTAGACAGCGGCAATGCGCTTGATCACACATGCTTTGGTTGTCGGTTCACTAATTGTAGTACCCACGGACTATCGGTGCTGACCGGTTCCGCGATCTGTATGTTCGCCTGTCACTTTGAAAACAACGGCGCAAGCATGATTAACACCGGCGGCGATCCATGTGCCATCCTTGGATGCGTGAGCAAGGATGCTCAATTCCTTGCATGGGGCGGCCCGCTTTACACTGAGGGCTGTTTGCACGACGCGGCAAACGGCTACTACGCCGGTTCAGAGGGATTCGGCAAGCTCATTGCCGATGGCTGCCACTCAACGAACGGCAAGTTTCAGAACGGCAGCGTGTTGTATCTGAGGGGTTCAACCTTCGACAATGCGAGTTACCTAACCGGCTATTCCGGTACGGTTGGGCAGAACATATGACACTCAATCTAAGGCAATCGTCGTTCAAGTCGTCAGATGGAACGGCTGCCCGTCTATTGGGCGATAGGCTATCCGACGTTGTGAACGTCAAGGATTACGGCGCGCTGGGCGACGATTCTACGAATGACGCGACGGCCATCCAGGCCGCATTCGATGCTGCGTTTGGTTCGTCTGGATCACCACACGGCACGACGAACGCGCATCTTAATCGTCCGGTGTTCTTCCCGAACGGAGTTTACCGGGTCGGCAGCACGCTTAATTTGACCAACGTAGCCGGCGGTATGATCTTCGGGTCCGGCACCAGGGCTACTCAACTGACTTACACCGGCAGTGTGCCGGGTGGCGGAACATTAACTGCGCTCATTCGCAGCAATGGACTGGCCAACTGTTCCATGTCGAGCATGCGTCTCAATATCAATGGAACCAATACTTGCGCGCTCGATCTGAATTGGGACGGCAGCGTAAGCGCGGGCTTGGAGGGCAATACCTTTCAGGCTATGGACTTTGTTTACAGTGTGGTTGTCGCTAGGTCAGGGAACGGCGGCCACGGAAACACGTTTGTTAATTGCTACTTTTACACCAACAACAGCACGAATGCCGGGCTGGATATTCGTGGCTCGGCAGCGACCGGAAATGTCGTTATCGGCGGCGGCGGCATCGCCGCCGGAAGCGGCGCGAATAATTATAAGATTTCTGCCGGCTCGCTTTCGATCAACGGGATTTCGGCCGAAGCCGATACCGATTACATGCTAAGTATGTCTGGCGGTGTAGTGTCCCTGAACGGGGTTAGAACCGAACAGGCAAATTTCTTAAAAGTCTCTGGCGGCCAGTTATCGGTGCGGGCCGGTGACCATACGGTTGAGGGAAACTTTGCCAACATCACTGGGGGCAAGGTGATTATTGACGCCAGCAACTTCAATTTTTTCAACACCGGCAATTCGTTGATAATCGGCAACGGTGGATCACTTTACCTCCGGGGTAATGCCGTTAATGCCGGCTATCATTCGACCTACACCGGAACCGTAGTGAACGAGATTTAGTGATGCTATGGGCCAGCAACTCGTCGACGACAACGGCGTAACCGACGTTACCGACGATGATGGCATAACCTCGTTCATTGACGACGACGGCAATTGGCTTGGCGATACGCCGACCGACATCACGACGATTTTGCTCGGCGATCGCGTGCTCGATGCCGGCCTGATCAAGCTCGATAGCGAGGCCAATCGCATTTATCTCTGCACCGATCTACCGACCAGCTACACCGACGCCACCAGCACCTTCGCGCTCGGCTTCAAGGACCTCGGCACCGGCAACGTGTTCGGTGCGCCCGCTGCCGATCCGACGCCGGGCCGGGCCGTGGTTTCCGTGCCATTCAGCGGCGGATCGATCAGCACGAGCGGCACCGCGACGCATTGGGCCGCCGTCGACAGCGCCGGATCGCAATTGCTGGCGGCCGGAACGCTCGCCGGCGCGGTCGCGGTTCTCGCCGGTCAAACGTTCGCATTGCCGGCGATCACGGTGGGGTTGCCAAATAGCTGATAGGGGCGACCCAAATGGCATTTGGCGATCTCGGTTCACCGGGCCAGACCGGCTCAACCAACAACAATCAGACGACGCTTGATCTCACGACCTCGGGCGTTATTACGGCCGGCGAATTTGTCGTCGTCTGCGTTGCGGCCGACAACATCGCCAACGGCGGCGACGATAACGCTTGCAGTGGCGTGACGCTTGGCGTCGGCGGCCAAGCGCTTACCAAGGCAATCCAGATCGCCAACGCGCTCACCGCGCAGGCCGGTGCGTCAAGCTCAATATGGTACGGCGTCGCCACCAGCGGGCTCGCTTCCGGCGGAATTATCCGCGCGACGTTCGGCAGCGGCACGCTGGTCGACGCTTCCGCTTTGGTGACCCGGAAATTTTCGATTACGGCCGGAGCGACGGTCGCGATCGAAGGCACGCCCGGCACGCTGGTCAACAACACCGGTGCCGATCCAGCCTCGCTCGACGTTACGACGGCCAACGTCGAATGCTTGCGGGTTCGCGCGATCGCGAGCCAAGTCGGCAACAATACCAACCTGACGCCAACGGCCTCGTGGACGGCATGGGGCAACGGCAACAGCGCGACCACCGGCACGGTCGGCGAGATATGCTGTCGCGCCGAGCACCGGATCGTCACCGGCACCGCCGCCGCGTCGGACCCGACCTATGTGTCGGCGATCTATGCGAGTTGTTACGTCGCGTTTAAGGAGATCATCGGCCTCGCCGCCGCCGGGAAAACCACCGGCTCGCCATCGTTCGGCGCCGCGACGATCGTTCAACAAAACGTTGTTGCGGCGAGCGGTTTCAGCGCTCCCGCCGCGACAATCGACGCCGCGCCGGCGCTGACCGCATCCGACGGCAGCTTGACGGCGGCCAACCTCACGACCGGCGCGCCGACGTTCGGCGCGGTTAGCCTTCCGGGTGGCGAGACACCGCTCGCCGCCGCCGCGTTGACCTCGACGGCGGCGGTCACCGACGCGGCACCGGCGGTTACGGTGTTTTACGCGCTCGATGCCGCCAACCTCACGACCGCCGCGCCGACGTTCGGCACCGCGACGGTCGTTCAAAGTCACACGTTTTCGGCGACCGCCCTCGCCACCGGTTCGCCATCGTTTTCGGCGGCCTCGCTATCGCAGCGGCATAATCTTGCGGCGACGAACCTCACGACCGCCGCGCCGACGTTCGGCGCGGTCATCCTCGGCCAAAGCAATGTTCTAGCCGCCGCCTCGTTTACCGTAAGCGCGCCGACATTTGGCGCGGTCACGCTCGGCCAACGGCATGTGCTGGCGGCGGCAAACCTGGCGGCCGGTTCGCCGATCCTGGCAACGCCGCAATTGCTGCAAGCCGGCCAATTGGCCGCGATCAACCTCACCATCGGC